GGTCGAGGTGAGCGGAGACACGCCGCAAAAGGCCGCGGCAGCGCTCCCGCCGGTCAACTCCACCCCGAAACCGGAGATCATCGATGCTGATGTTCAACGACTTACGCTATAACCGAATACTATGTCCAAAATGTATAATGGAGCCACAGCGATTAACCCCTCGCGCATTCCTCTGTACAGAGGGGGGGAGGGGGTCTGAGTTGATTTTTTCTTCGCAAACCCCCGACCGGTAAGCCCTCGCAAAATTTTTCACAAAAACACCCATGCAAAACCTCATCGAAAAAGCCAAAGCCGCCTTCAAGCCCCAACCCCAACCCGCCCCCAAGCCGGTATCCGGTCCTAATCCGGTGTCTGAACCGGTAGCCGCCCCGCCGGTCGAGCCGGTGACGGCCGCGGAGCCAGAAGCCAACCTCGCCGCCGCCCCCAAGTCAGCCAAGGAGCTGGCCGAGGAGACCGCGCGGCAGGTCGGCATCGAGCAGGGCGACGAGTTCGCCAACGTGAAGCTGTGCAGGGCGCAGACCCCGCGGAACGCGCGCATGCTCTACATCGAGGGCATCCCCAACTGGTCCGAGCGCGCCATCTGCTGGGTGAAGGACGCGGAGAGCTGGAAGCCGGTCTGCCCACCCTTCGACACGCTCCGGTGCAAATACACCGGCATGGCCACGACGGGGGGCGTCTTGCAGTTTGAGTCGAGCGACATCTCGAAGCGCAACCGTCTCAGGAGGGCACAATGAGCGTCGCCGCGACCTCTTACGTCTGGGAGAAGAGCGAGGCCGAAGGCGCCGACCGGCTGGTGCTGCTCGCGCTGGCTGACTTTGCGGATGAGAATGGCAACTGTTTTGGATCTTGGGGCAAGCTAGAGCAAAAGACCCGCCTGTCCCGCGCTACGGTCGCCCGCTGCCTGCGCCGCCTGCAGGATTCCGGCGACCTTGTCATGGTCGAGAAGGGCCACCGGCGCATTGCCGGAAACGGCGCGGAGGCCACGGTTTGGAGGATTGCCGGACTGTCTTCCGAGATGGGTCTCAGATTGAGACCGGTCTCATCCTGCGACCCAAGTAGTGTCAGAATGAGACCCAAGTGGTGTCAGGATGAGACCCCAACATATAAGAACAATAAGGAACACCTATTAGGTGACACTCCGGCGACTCCGTCGCCTTCGCATCCTCCTAAAAAGGACGAAGCAGCAACCGGCGCCCCCGAATCCAAACCGCGCAAGGCCAAGGTTCCGGTCGAGGTTGTCGGCCCCGATTCGCTTCCCCTACCCCACTCCGGCTCCGGCTTCCACAAATGGTGGGGCGAGTTCTGCGAATTTCGCACCGGCAAGATCCGCGGGCGAAACAACCCCATGACGTTGCGCGCCGCCAAGATCATCTTGGACGAGCTGGCGACCGTGAACGAATGGCAAGCCGTCGAGGCGATCAAGACCGCCATCGCCTGCGCTTACGTTAAGCCCTACACCGACAAATACCGCGACAAGCGCGGAGGAGTGCATAACCCGCAGCCCCTGCCGCAGCAGACGTCCGGTCCCAGCGCCCTAGAGCGCAGCCTGCAGCGCGTTCGCATGGAGGTGGCAGCGTGATAAACCGGATGGCCGAGTTTGACCTGTCGGCGTGCCGCAAAGGCGAGATCTCCGAGCAACTGTTTGCGGTCGGCGCCATGGTCCGCGACTTTGAGATTTTCGCACCGCGCGGGCACTCACAGACAGCCGACCTGTGCATTATCAAGGCGGGTCAGCGCCCGCTCATGGTGCAGGTCAAAACTGCTTACTTTGACGGCGTGCGCGGTGAGTATTCTATAAATGTCGGACGAGGGCGCTCAAGCAAGTCAGCCTACCTAAAGGGCGACTTTGACATCCTTGCCGCTTACCTGCCGGATCGAAATCAGTTTGTGCTTTGGACGCTCGAAGATCTGAAAGGGCGCAAGAAGGTCCGCTACTCCCCCGAACGACACCGGAAACCCAGTAACTGGGAGCTGCTAGACGATGTCGCAAAATCCCTCGCGCGTCCTAATAACTGATTGCCCCCCCCCCCCACTAAAATATCAATTTCATATTAACCCCTCGGACAGCATTTGTCCTACCCCCCTCTTCATCATTTCCCACACACATGAAAAAGCGCACAGCTAAAACCAAGTCGGTTCAGCCCAAGTTGGCTGAATACACCATTAACATGGAAACCATCACCGCGTCCGTGGACGACGCCAAGGCCACGCTCGACGCGCTCTATTTGCTGCTCAACGCGGTCATCGAGCGACTCGCCGAAGAGCAAGGGAGGGCCAAGAAATGAACCCTGACCTAGTGGTCGGCGAGGTCGGTTTCGGTAGCGACTTCGGCTCCTCCGCGGAGCTGGAGTTCTACCGAGCGGAGGACAAGCGCAACTCGGCCGAAATGGCCAACCTCGAAGCGGAGAAGCGCGAGCTGATTAAGCGCGTCAACCGGCTCAAGCTCGTCTTGAAGCGGTGCGCGGCGCTCTCTCCCGACGTGAGCGACGAGAAACACGAAGCGCTGCTGGCCGTGGAGGAGCCGCTGTGAGTTTGCGCTACGAGCAATACTGGGCGCTGCGCCGCACCCGCCAGTTCCTTGCCGACCTGCTGCACCCCAGCACGCGGCCCAAGACGGTCAAGGAGCTGCGCGGGCGCGCGTCCGCCTGCCTACGCCACTACCCATTCCTCGAAGAGTCCGGCAAGCCGATCTGGTCGCAGGACGAGTTCGCCTCACCGGAGGGCTACGAGCTATGAGTGCCGGAAAAGGCGACGCCCCGCGGCCGGTAGACGGCTCAAAATACCGCGAAAACTGGGATGAAATTTTTTGCAGAAAACGCTTAAAAGTTGTTGCCCCCACGTCCGCATTTGTCCACACTTGCACGCATCAAGACCCACCGGCTGCCACCACGCCGAGTGACGTAGAAACGGCAGCCCATGAGACCCGAACTTAAACAAACCCTTAAAAGCGTATGGCCCCATGTAGCAGACGATGTCATAGCGGTGGACGAAGCGTGCGACCGCTGGCTCAAGCGTCGCTACGAAATGCGTCAGCGCCGGAGGGAGCGCAATGAGTCCGGTGCAGACTTTCATCTACCTAGCTTTCCTCGCCCTGCTGGTTCTCGCCGTGCTGGCAGCGAGTGATGACGACGACTTTTCGATATGAAAACCACCACCACCCCGCAAAGCCCAAACACCGAGAAGGCGGTCCTCGGCACACTCATGGCCGAGCCGAAGCTCGCCGATGAAGTTGCCGGATTGCACGCTGATCTTTTTTACACTCCGGCGCACCGCGCGATTTTCGATGCGATCAACGAGATCCGCGCCGATGGCGGCGTGCCGAATATTGTTGCCGTCACGCAGAGGCTCGACGCGCAGAAAAAGCTGACCTTTGTCGGCGGCGCCGGAGCCATCACCGAGCTTCTCATGCAGGCGTGCGGCGGTCTGGCCGCGCTCGAATACCATGCTCAAACCCTGCGCGATCTGCACGGTCGGCGCTCGATCATTTCCGCGGCAGTTGCCATGCAGGCAGCGGCTAACGACATGGCCGCGAACGCCGACGAGGTGCTGCAGTCCGCCGGAGAGAGCGTCTTGTCGCTCAGTCTTGGCGCCCCGACCGACAGCATGCGCAGCGCGGCCGACATCGTGCCCTCGCTCCTCGAAGAGCTGGAAGCTCTCATGGACAACAAGCAGACGCTGGGCCTGCGCACCGGCTTCGCTGATCTGGATCAGGTAACCGGCGGTCTGCGCGGCGGAACCCTGAGCGTCATTGCTGGACGTCCGGCCATGGGCAAGTCGGCTCTGATGATGAACATCGCGGACAACCTGATGCGACGCAAAGTTCCGGTGCTCTACTTCTCGCTCGAAATGCCCGCCAATGAGTTGGCCGCTCGCGTAGTGTTGTCGCGCGCGAACACCAACACCGAGCTGGTGCGCAATGGATTTGTCGATATGGCCGGAAAGCGCCGCATTGGTTCCGCCGCCTTGGATTTTTCTGGCGAGCCTTTGTACATAGATGACCGCTGTGGCATGTCTTTGTTGGACATTCGCGGACGTGCGAGGTTGGCCGTTCGCAGGTGGGGCGTGAAGATCATCTTTGTTGATTACCTTCAATTGGTAAGCCACGGCGCCGCCAAGAGCCGTGAGAATGAGGTCGGCTTTGTTTCGCGCGGACTAAAAGCGATGGCGATGGAACTGGGCATTCCAGTGGTCGCCGCCGCGCAGCTCAACCGGCAGGCAGAGAACCGGCCTGACAACCGGCCGAAGCTCTCCGATCTGCGCGAGTCAGGAAGCATTGAACAGGATGCCGATTTGGTCGCGCTCGTTCACCGGCCATCCTACTACGCGGTGCAGGACGAGGAACCGGAGCCGCAGGACGCGGAGTTAATCATCGCCAAGCACAGGGCCGGAAGAACCGGCACCTTGAATATGACATGGCGTCCGAGTTTGACGCGCTTCGATGCGAAGGCGCCGGTCAGCAACATCGTCTCCGCGCCGCGCCTGACTGACGAGGGCAACAGCGTCTACGCGCCGGACAAACAGCTCTGGGAGGCCATTAACGAATGATCAACTCCCGCCAGAAAGGCGCCTCGTTTGAACGCGAAGTTGCCAAAGCATTGACCGCCGAAGGTTTTCCGGCCAAGCGGGGCGCGCAGGTCTCGCAGGGATCTTGGGGGATCTCCGCACCGGACGTGATTGTGCCCTGCTTGCCGGACTGGCACTTCGAGTGCAAGCGCCATGGACGCGCGCGCTTCGACCTCGATGCGGCTATCGCTCAAGCCTACCGCGACGCCGAGCGCAAAAACTGTGCCGTGATCCATCGCAAGGATC